TGAAGAGGATAGAGCTGATGCAACTGACACGAACGAGTCGTCCTCATAGAATTTAAGTTCCGGACCAGTTAGGAAGGTATGGAAATCGGCAAAGTATGCTTTGCGCTTCAGCCATTGGTGTTTGGAGCTTTGCCTCCCCCCCTCCTAGAGCCACCTAACTGGTCCACTATTCTGAGGACGAATCATGTACCAAAAACTTCTTACTCTCCTCTCTCTCCTCTCTTGGGAGACCCTCAAAAGCAACAACCTCGTAGCAGTCGTAGTTGCGGTGGTATTGTCCTGTCTGGTTACCGGAGAGGTGATACTTGATGACCGGGTGGATGTTGAGATCTATCAAGATCCCGAGTCCAGCAACTACATCTACTGCCGCACCGGCACTCTCGTTCCTCCTGCTGTGTACATTGGTAGCGGCAAGATTGCAGCCGACAAGGCGGTGGAATGCGGATGAAGACTCTACTCATTCTACTCGTCGTGATACTGTCCGCCTGTGCCGCTCCCTTCCCCGAGGCTGAGAACATTCCCGAGGACGGATGGGGACTGCGGTGCACGGATTACACAGCGCAAGTCAACGGTATGTTCATGGCTGGCTCGGGTCAGGGAACAGGCCGGCAGATCATCGGCTACGGTCCTGTACCTGAGGCCGTGACTGTTCCATCCGAGTCGTGCAAGATCGAAGTCAACAGGAGAGAATGATGTTACCAACAATAACACAAGTAACAGAAGACATCGCTCGCGTTTGTCATGAAGCGAACCGCGCACTGTGCGAGGCGTTCGATGACGTTGTCATGGAGCCCTGGGACGAGTGCAGCGTCGGGCAGAGAGAGTCTTGCATGGATGGCGTTCGCTTTCACGTCATGAATCCTCACGCAGGCCCTGAGGCCTCGCACAAGAACTGGAGGGAGTTCAAGGAAGAGAACGGCTGGACTTACGGGGACATCAAAGACGAAGAGCTGAAGACACATCCATGCATGGTGCCATTCAACAAGCTGCCGAAGCATCAGCAAGCGAAGGACTACGTCTTCCGTGCCATCGTTCATACGTTGAATCCATGAGTCTGCCGGAGGCCGACATTCTCCATCGGAATCTCGCAGCGCTTCGACCGCTGTCGGATGAACAGCTCATCATGGTAGCACTGGGTGAGATCGTGTCGGCGTTGGCGATGAGCAACACTCCGGGCATTCCGCCGGCTAAGGCTATCACTCTGCATTCTGAATTGAACCGGCGAGCTGGCGTCAAGTTCTAGTGGCTGCACTGATCTCCGTGAACTTCGGCCTGGTGCATGCACCGGCTGAGTTCAACTATGACACCACCATAGATGATCTGGCTTCGGAGATCACAGACCATCTCGATGCAGCCAACGAAGACTGGGAAGACACGCTTGCCTCATTCACTGAAGAGGAACTGCTCTATCTTCGGTGGCAGATCTGCTGGCGAGCGATGGCACGGCAGAAGCAGTTACCTCCTCAAGAGTTTCGGCAAGGCATCAAGACCATCTGGGGCATCCGCTCTGGACGTGGCTTCGGTAAGACTCTAGCTGCTGCCAACTGGCTCGGCACTGAAGCCTGCACAATCGCCGGACACTATGCAGTCATCGCTCCGACGCACGATGATGTCCGGTACACGTGCTTTGAAGGACCGACTGGTCTGCTGGCTTGCGTTCCTCCTCAGCTGATAGCCTCTCAGAACGTCGCGTTGCCGATGATTACCCTATGGAACGGGTCGATCATACGTGGCTTCGCAGCTGACACCCCAGAGCGCCTGCGCGGTCCTCAGCATCACAAGATCTGGTGCGATGAGATCGCATCGTGGAAGTACGCGCAAGACGCCTGGGACAATCTGATGTTCGGCTTGCGCTTGGGAGATCTGCCGCAAGTACTGTGGACGGGCACGCCGAAGCCGACACCATTCATCCGCAAGCTGGTTGAAGAGAAGCGGAGTGTGGTCGTCGTCGGGTCGACTTACGAGAACGCCGACAATCTGACTGACATCTTCTACGAGAACGTGGCCAAGTATGAAGGCACGAAGATCGGCCGTCAGGAGTTGCATGGTGAGGTGCTTGATCCTGAAGAAGAAGGCTTCGTCAAGCGGTCGCAGTGGAGACTGTGGCCTTCCGGTCGTCCTCTGCCGAAGTTCGAATACATTGTCATGTCGCTTGACACGGCATTCAAGGAACGGACTTACGATAAGAAGAAGATGAAGTCCGATCCGACAGCGTGTTCTGTCTGGGGTGTCTTCAGCATCAAGCGCAAGGGACATATCGAGAAGCATGTCATGATGCTGGATTGCTGGGAGGACTACCTGGGTCTGCCGGCTCTGATCAAGCGCGTCAAGCGGGAGCGCAAGTTTACTTATGGCGACGCCGATGAGCCTCTGGTTCGTGCCGCAATTCAGGCTAGAGGGCAAGTAGCAGGACATCAGGGTAGGAAGGTAGACCTCATACTGATAGAGGAAAAGAGTTCGGGTATCAGCCTCCGTCAGTCACTTGCTGCTGAAAACATTCTGACCGATGGATATAATCCCGGCAACGAAGACAAGCTGACTCGGTTGCATATTGTCTCACCGATGTTCGCTCACGGCAGGATCTGGGCCGTAGAATCAGATAAGAACAGCGGAACGTTCCGCACCTGGGCGGATCCGCTGATTTCTCAGGTCTGCAGTTACATCGGTCCGGGTAGTACAGAGCACGATGATCTGTTGGATACCACGACGCAAGCATTGCGTCTGTTGATGGAGAAGTTCTTTGGAGCATTCACGGTCAAGCGGAACATCACCCAAGAACGGCGGGAGCGAGCCCGAGATGAAGAGCGAAGAAGGAAACGGCGGCGAAATCCATATGGGTGATGAGGTCGTGCTTACTGCGAGACGTTGCACGCACATTGAATACTGCCCGAAGCATTACTCTGATCTGATGCATGCGTTGCTCGAACGGAATCTTCACGAGTTTCTTTCTGGCAGTGCCGAAGAGATGGTGGAGAAGCTGGAGGCTGGCAAGGGAGATGCGGGACTTGATGCAAGCTCAGTCATCACCGGTGCTGCCATGTCGTTGTTCGGACCGGAAGCTGTTATTGAATCGGACGGCTGCCCCGTCTGCGCATTTTACAACATCATCAATCACGTCGCTGATCACATGGCGCGGAAATACACTCGGAGTAACTGATGGCAGAACAAGACGAAGTCATGGAACTCGACGCTCCGCTGGATGAAGTAGAAGACACCGATGACGGTGGCGCCATCGTCCGCGTGAAAGAGGAAGTCGGAGAAGAGGAGACCAAGGAGTGGTTTGATAACATCGTCGAGCAGTTCCCCGAGCCTGACCTTGACAAGCTCGCACTGAGATTGCTTGAAGACATCGATCGAGACAAGGAGTCACGGAAGAAACGCGACAAACAGTATGAAGAAGCTATCAAAAGAACAGGCCTCGGCAAAGAGGCTCCTGGAGGCGCTGACTTCGAGGGAGCATCAACTGCGGTCCATCCGATGCTCACACAAGCGTGTGTCGATTATGCAGCACGCGCTATCCGCGAACTCATGCCACCTAACGGTCCCGTACGGAACTACGTGCCGGGAGATCGACCAGAAGTAAAGAGGCTCGAGAAAGCGGAGCGTGTCAAGGAGTACATGAACTGGCAGTTCAAGTTCCAGATGCCAGACTTTCGCACGGAGCTCGAACAACTTCTCACGCAGTTACCGTTAGGCGGCTCACAGTATCTGAGACTCGTCTATGACCACAAGAAGAAACGTCCTTGTCCTGTCTTCGTCCCGGTGGACGATGTCTACATACCGTATGCTGCTAGCAATTTCTACACAGCTGAGCGAATTACCTATGTCGAGCACATCACGAAGTGGGAGTTCTCACAGCGGGTCAAGTCCGGTCAGTACCGGGAACTCACAGCAACAGAGATCGCCACCGTCGGTATGCCAGATGAGTCCGAAGCTCAGAAAGCCACAGACAAGATCGAAGGCAAGAGCAAAGACACGAACTATAACGAAGACGGACTAAGAGATGTCTTCGAAGTCACCTGCTACTGCGAACTTGAGAACCCCGATAGCGAAGAAGACGAGAGCTTCGCTTCCACTCCGTACCGAGTAACCGTCGACTCGGCTTCCCGCAAGATCGTTGCTATCAATCGCAACTGGGAAGAGGACGACGAAACCTTCACATCACTCTACTGGATGGTAGAATTTCCGTTCGTGCCCTGGCGCGGGGCATACTCAATCGGCTTAGGCCAAATGATTGGGAGCTTAAGTGGAGCTGCCACTGGCGCGCTGCGTGCCCTCCTCGACTCCGCTCACATCAATAACATGCCGACTTTGTTAAGACTCAAAGGTGCAAACTTATCTGGACAGAGCAAAGAGCTAAATGTTACTGAAGTGACGGAGATCGAGGGCGGCATTGCTGGTGATGACATTCGCAAGCTCATCATGGCGGTGCCATACAACCAACCCTCGCCTGTTCTCTTCCAACTGCTCGGCTTCTTGGTGGACGCAGGTCACGGCGTGGTCCGCACAACGTTCGAGAACATCGCTGAGCAGAATCCCAACATGCCAGTCGGTACCACTCTGGCGCTGATCGAAGAAGGCATGAAGGTACTGTCGGCAATTCATCTCCGCACCTATCATGCTATGGACTACGTCATCCGGCTGCTTCATCGCATCGACCGGATGTACATCGACGAAGAGGACATGAAGGATGACGTCGGTGAGATTCTCGCCCAGCGCGCGGATTTCCAAAAGCCGATAGACATCGTGCCTACTGCTGATCCCGAAGTCTTCTCTGATGTTCAACGCCTGGCTCAGCTGCAGATCGTCGCTGATCGCGCACAACAGAACCCCGATCTGTACAACCGCCGGGCCGTCGAGAAACGATTGCTTGAGCGCACGAAGATACCGAATCCTGATGAACTGCTGGTGCCTATTGATACTCCTGAAG